AGATGCTATTGATAATCGTAACCGTCTTAACAGTAATGGTTACACAGGAAAGGCTGGTCACTGATGGATCTATCAAATCAAAAACTAGTAATCACCCCAGAATCTTGGGATGAAATACAAGATTACATTGAGACCTTTGAATACAAAGCATATGCTACTGTTCTAGCTCTCATGGTACACAACTACACACTACACCAATTCAGTCAAATGGGTGGGTATGCTTTCTCAGAATGGAAACAGGAGTATCTTAAAGATGTCAACTCAAATAAGAATTGATGTACGAGCTACAGAATACTATGAACTCGACCTATTTTGTAACCTACCATATGAATTTACAGTGGATGATATTGAAGATATATACTCTAATGGATACGGTGAAGTAATCTTAAAACTAACCAAAACCTCTGGTAAAGAGTTTATGAAACTTGCTAGACGAGACAACCTGTTCTCTTCCAATAAATGGAAAGAACACATTACTGGCTCTGGTAATATGCACTTAAGATTTAATACACCAACTGATTGGGACTTTCACGAAGTACATGCACAGGAATGGAGCAGTGGTGAACTAGAGGTTGACTTAATCACACACCATGAAGACATGGAATGCTACGATGTAGAGCTACTTGTAAACCATTGGGAAGAAGAACTATGAGTATGTACATTGTATCTTGGCAAGTCAGACAAACAATTGACAACAAACCTACACTTGTAGATCACTGGCAGGTCTCTCAAAATTGGGAACATGCTGAATCAATGTACAATACTATCATGCATGAAAACGATGATGTATACTGTGCCGCTATATCACAAATAGTTGTTGGTACAGAACCACATTGGTATGAAGATGAAGAAGACTACGATGATGGTCAGCCTACTTGGGAACAAGAATGGCAAGACTTTGGTGAGGTGTATGACGATGAACCCAATAGTATATAAATGGGTGTTGGCTTGTACAGGTACAATCACATACTCAGAAGTTAATCTTGAAATACACTCTGAACATAAATACATGTCCCATTGCCACGTAGCACATACAGAGCGTGGCTTTGATTATCCTAAACAACAATGCTTTTGTGTGGAGAGAAAAGATGACACTTAAACGTATCCATATCAACCAGCATGTTATCAGAGACAATGCAAAGTCTGGTAATCGTAACCCTGTGATCAGTGTCAAAACCAGTAAGTCTAACGAGTATGCACACGCTGTCCATATCATGGGCGGTAGCACAGTCGTATACAGTCCTGACAAACCACTATCATGTGGTGCTAAAGTCTGGATAGAAACCAATGCAGAAGTGGTACTAGAACAATGAACTACATACATGAAGTATATATCCCATGTGCAGTGGGTAGACAAACCTTTGAAGATGCCAAGACACTTCTAACTAACATTCATGGCGGCTGCACAGCATACAACGGTGTTGGTCACTGGAACGATGAAGGTACTAATACTGATGGTACTACTAACTCTGTCCAGATGCGTGAAGAAGTCTGGATTGTTCGTGTTGTATCTGACGATCCCACATTCTCTGGTCTCAATCTAATTGAGGCTGAACTATTCAAACGTAACGAGAAGTGTGTCATGTCAACCACTCAAGAAATATCAGTGAGATTCAATTATGACAATGCTAGTGTTCTATAAAACCAAAAAACAACTCAAAGAATCTATTGGACAACCATTAAAATACCAAGAAACAAGTATGTTTGGTAACGAATACAAAAGTAATGGATCATTTGCAGTTGCACACCGTCCTGCTATCATAGGGAAAGGTGGCCGAGAGTTCTTTGCAAATGTAACTATGGAAAACAACATTATCAAAGGTGTATCATAATGCTTGACAAACATGTGTACATACGTAAAGACGGTGGAGAAACTTGGTGCTATGGGATCATTGAAGAAGACAGTAACTTCTCTGTCGTATGTAATGACGAAAACCAAGACGGTATCTGGTGTGGTAATCTTGAGTTTACACCGGAAAACTGGGATCAAGTATGTAAATATCTTGAAGAAAACTATGATCCACAAATAGAACAACTGGAGACTTGTTAATGACCAGAATCAGAGTAGACCTATCTTACAGTACATATGGTCAAGTCTTTGTCAATTTACCAGAAGGTATGGAAGTTGATGATATTGATGAACTATATGTCAAATGGGCTGATGGCGGTATTACTTTCACTGATGGTACAACAATGACCTTTGATGCTGAATGTGACGATTGGGAACACGATTTCAAACGTCCTGATTCAATTGACTATTACGAGGATAATGATGACTAAACAAGATTTTGAGTTCTTTGCTAAGTTCGCTGTAGACTACTCTCTACCAGATGAGGCTATTACAGAGTTGCTAGAACTATTCAAAAAACGTAACGACCAGTTCTCTTGGCAAATGTGGTGGACTCGTTATAACAAACTAAAGGCTATGTAATGGGTAAACTAAAAGAAATACATATGAGTATCCAAGAAATGGTAGATCAAGAAGTTTACAATGAATGGGTAATGGTCGAAGACTACATTGCAGAATCAAAAGAATATATAAAAGTGCATGTAAAAGACCTTGTAAACTTTGAATTACAAAACATTGGCTTATCCATGTCTCAAGATGAAATACATGACATGGTTGAGGACGCAATCAATTCAATTTATGGAGTATGACATGAAACTATCATTTGATGTATATACAAGAAACTTAGAAAATGCTACAAAAGCATATATAAAACTAGATGCTGTCTGTAAAGAAATCAGAATCGGCAAAGGCAAACGCTATGGTTCAGAGATAACATACTACAACGTGTATGGATCTATAGATACAGCAGATATCTCGACTTTACATGACGCTTTCAAAGAAGGTTTCGTAGACGATAGTGACGATGTGTAATGCCAGTCGTTGACATAGAAAACGTATACGCTGAAGCCGATGGTAAAATTGCTATCGACTTTGGCGGTGAAGAAGTGCTTCTTACACAAGAAGAAGCTACACATTTATATATAGATCTAGGCTATGTTCTACAGGAACTAGATGGACAGTTTAACATTCAATAGAAAGTTTTGTATCATGCAAAAATCAATCGCAGCTAAAATTATCGTAAACCCTATTGGTCGGCAGAACCTGCAGTTCCGTAGGACTACTAATGAATTTGGGCCTAAAGGCTCTTGGTCAAACAACCAAGGCTACTTATCTGTATCACGACTAGCTGCAGGTAGCCCCAACGGTACTGGTGGTAACTTCTGTAGCCGCCCTAAAGTACACGCATAGATAACCAAAAAGCCCCTAGGTACACTTAAATGTGTATCTAGGGACTCTTTTATTTTCTTTTAGCTAACCGACAAAACGCATATGCATCTTTTTTGGGTAACCGACAAAATGCATCAGTGTCGCGGGGCACTCGCCTCAGCACTTGCTTGGTCTAATAGTTCTTGCAGTTCTTCATCAGATAAATCTTCAGCCTGTATTTCTACATTGGTCTGATCGACACGTGCAAGCTTGGGTGCTTCAAACTCTGCTAGAGTCTTTGCTATATCTACTGCAGTGTCCATGTCATCTCTTGACACAGCTTTAATCATCATTATCTTAAGGACATCCAAAGATGTCATATCAGTTTGATCAAGCACATCTGTTTTATATAGCTTCCATTCAGCCATAGACATCTTAGCAGCATCTCTAGCTTCTTTATTAGCCTTGCGGGTTTCTACACCCTTGGCCTGTGCTTTTCTCGCAGACTCAGTAGTCCAACTACCGTTAAGGTTTTTGAGGCTTTTTGGATTAAAAGGCATTGTTCTCTCCATAAATTCTATATACCCCTTATAGGTATATCTTTTATGCCGAGGACAAGCCTCGTCATCAATAAGGTATTAATTCTATAAGGGGTATATAACCACTATGAAACTAAATGACTATCAATCAAAGGCTGTTACAACGGCTGTCTATCCAAAAGATAACGCACTTCCGTACTTGGCATTAGGTTTGTCAGGAGAGGCTGCTGAGGTCGCAAACAAAGTGAAGAAGATTCTTCGTGGAGATTACGACAATGACCCAGAGAAAGCCGAGGAAGCCTTACACAATATATCTATGGAACTTGGCGATACTCTTTGGTATATCGCTGTCCTTGCCTCAGAGTTGGATACTAACCTTGAGCTTGTTGCTACTTCTAATCTGGATAAACTAGCAGCAAGAGCAGAAGCAAACACAATTAAAGGATCTGGAGATGATCGATAACGAAAGGCATGAAGCATACATGAAAAGAAACTTAAAAGCCACACTACCAAGTGACGCACAAGAACGTAAATCTATTCCAGTATACACAGGATTCATAAAATACTTCCCCGATGCAATCGTAGAAATATCAAAAGTGTCTCTCAAAGGTGGTATCCAACATGGTCAAACACCAGAGACACTACACTGGGACAGGTCTAAGTCTGGTGATGAACTAGATGCTATGATGCGTCACCTGATTGACGAGGACTGGGCACAAGTAGCTTGGAGAGCCTTGGCGAACCTTCAGAAACAAATCGAAAGGTCTAGAGATGATTAAAAAATATGATGAAGAAGATATAGCTACAGCAGTCACTAACTGTGTTGATAGTTGGGACATGGATACACTTGTAATGTACGCAACAGAAATGCTTTATAAAGAATACATGGATAGGTCTCAGCCTATAGAACACATTGATGAACTAATGGAAGAGTTTGGACCATGACAGAGCTACACACATTCTGGGGGAATGGTCAATATTCTGACAGGAAATCTCACGTGTTCAAAGAATTGACAGGCTACTCAGTAGTCATGATCAAAGGAGAAACCGTAATTGAAGACAGGCTTATCGAAGGACACTCAGAACAATATGCAGAAGATTGTGCAGAAAACTGGGTATTGGGTGTAATACCATGAAATCAGACAGAAGCAAACAAGATCACATAACCGACAAACCGTTTAAAACAATCATATGCGACATTTGCGGAAAGGAATTTTCAATTATGAGTATTGATTCAAAGTACACTATCTGTCCTAAATGCGACATGCCAGAAGGAAAAGACAAGTGACTTGCAGCAAAAAACAAATACTAAAGATACGAAGACGTAGAAAAATACTAGACCGATACAAAATTGCTAAAGGTTGTATTGATTGTGGTTACAACGAAAACCCCTACGCTCTTCAATGGGATCACAGAGATCCATCAGATAAAATATATACGCCTCATAGAATGGCTTCTTGTAGTATCAAGAACATTATCAAAGAGGCTCGTAAGTGCGACATACGTTGCGCTAATTGTCACACAATCAGGTCAGTAAAAGAAAAACACTACCTAGAAAGAAAAGCTTATGAAATTAGTGTATGATATTGAAACAGATGGTTTTGATGCAACTAAAGTCTGGTGTCTTGTAGCATACAACCTAGACAGTGGTACAACATACAAGTTTAGTGATTACGATGACGCTCTTCCAGGAATGGATGATGGTTGTGCAGTACTAAACAACGCAGAAGTCTTAATTGGTCATAACATTATTGGCTTTGATAATTTAGTTATGGAAAAACTATATAGTTTGAAACTAAATAATAAGAAAGTATATGACACTTGGGTTATGTCTCAAGTATTACAATACAAAAGACCCCACAAGCATGGCCTAAAAGGTTGGGGTGAACACCTTAACAACTCAAAGATTGAATTTGATGAGTGGGATGGATACTCTAGAGAAATGCTACGTTATTGTGTACAAGATGTAATGCTAAACGTAGATGTGTTTAATCACTTGATGGAAGAATACAAACGAATTGCTGCTAAACGTCCAACAATCAAGGAAGGTTTACTAATTGAGCATGATACTGCAAAGTTCAATGCCCGTGTAAAGACCCGTGGTTGGAAGTTTGATAGAGTCAAGGCAGTAAAGAACCTTAAACTTATGCAAACTAGGATGGATGAGATAGAAAAAGTAATACATCCTCAGTTGGGTACGCATAAAGTATACATTGATAAAACACCTAAAACACCTAAATACAAAAAGAATGGTGACTACACTGCTGTAACTGCACGTTTGCTTTCAGATTTCTATGAGAAAGAAGTAAAGTCAGAAGACACACATGTGCATCCAGTAAACAAAGAGTTCCAACGGTTCACAGTAGAACAGATCACACTAGGATCTATGGAACTTGTAAAGGACTGGTTACTAACTGTAGGTTGGAAGCCAGATGAGTACAACCGAAAGAAGATTGGTCGTGAATGGGTAACCGTAGGACCAAAGATTACTGATACATCCCTAGAGAAACTAGGTGATATGGGTAAAATGATCAGTGAGTATTACACTCTACGTAACCGTAGCTCTGTAATTAAAGGCTGGCTTGAGACCCTAGAAGCTGGACGTATACATGGCAACATGTGGACTATTGGTACTCAAACATTCCGTTGCAGACATGAAGTAATCGTGAATCTTCCAGGAGTCAATGCACCCTGGGGTAAAGAGTTACGTGAGCTATTCATACCTGATGAAGACTGGAAAGTTGTAGGTGCAGACAGTTCTGGCAACCAGCTACGTGGTCTGTGTCACTATGTAAACAACGATGAGTTTACTAATGAGGTAATCTATGGTGATCAACACCAACGTAATGCAGACGCACTTGGTTGTTCTAGACCTGTAGCAAAGAACTATCTCTATGCTTATTTGTTTGGTGCTGGTGATGCTAAGTTAGGTTCTATCCTAACTGGTAAGTCTAATGCTAATGCTGGTAAGAAGTCACGTGAAGACTTTGCCAAAGGAATCAAAGGGTTGAAAGAACTTAAAGATAAACTAGGTGAAGTATGGCGCAGCACACAATATGCAACAGGTGAGGGTTGGTTCCCTGGCCTTGATGGTAGACCTGTGTTTGTGTCTGGTGAATACCAAGCACTTAACTACTTGCTGCAAACTGCTGAAGGTATTACCTGTAAGTCTGCATTGTCTTATGCTATGAATAAGATTGACGAAGAAGAGCTACGTGCAGAGCCACGCTTGTTCTATCACGATGAGATTGCTTATGTGTCACATCCTGATGATGCAGATCGTGTCGGTGAGATACTTCAGGAATCTTTCAAGAAAGGTCCAGAAATGTTTGGTGTTACCTGTATGGAAGGTGGTGACTATGTTATCGGAACTAGCTACGCAGATGTCCACTAATATAAAGGAAGTACCCTATGAACAATCAATTGAATACCCAGGGTACATCGTATCCTTCCACCCAAAACCAGACGGTGTTGAACCGAGAGAATGGTTTGATGTATTGCGTTACTACTATACTTCAAAAGGATACATCATTCTCCATCTTCTCGCAGCAGTGCAATATGAAAGAGACATCTGGGACCCCTACCCTTTAGAAAATAAAGTAAAGGAATGGGGTATCGATGTTGTCTATAGATAAAAGGAAAACGTAATGGCATTAGCCTTAATTGACGCTGACTCTATCTACTTCAGGGCTGCTTACAGCAACTCTGATAAAACAGAGATCAGAAAAGTAATCGATACTACTGTAAATCAATGTATCGCATACGCCTTCTCAGGGCCTCAGGAGTGCCGTGTAGCCCTCAAAGGCAGGGGGAACTACCGGAAAGACCTCTATGCCCCCTACAAGGGCACCAGACCGTCCTTAAAAGAGGAAATAAAAGAGTCCCTTAACTACGGTCATAACTATATGAAAGAAAAGTGGGGTGGAATAGAAGCAGATGGTATGGAAGCAGATGATCTAGTATGTATATGGGCTTACGAAGCTCGTGAATTAGAACTAGACTTTGTTATCTGTGGTATTGATAAAGACCTTAAACAAATCCCAGGTCATCACTACAACTATACTAAGAAAACCCATGAGTTTGTTAACGATGATCAAGCAGATCTAAACTTAATGTTACAATGCTTGACTGGTGACAACAGTGATAACATACCAGGGATACACGGTATAGGTCCAAAGACTGCCTCTAAACTATTAGACGGTATACCTATGGGTCAACGATGGGCAGCTGTTGAGAAAGCCTGGAAAGAAAACAATGCAGGTGACCCTTGGCTTAGTCGTAAACTACTTACTATGCTGACTACATGGGATGAACTAAAGGAGGTGAGTAAGGATGAACCAAATGAGTCATTACTTCTCAATCAAACCCCTGAGTGCGAACAAGATGTGGAACCGAAGGGGGAAGACAACGTTCAAGTCAGCGGATTATCTGGAGTATCAGAACCAGATTCGTGATGAGCTTATAGGAACTGACTGGCCTTTCGGGGCTGGTCAAGTTACCTTTAACATTACAGCAGGTCTATCTAATAGAGGAGCAGATCTGGATAACGTAATTAAACCAATACTAGATACATATCAAGGAGTGTATGAGGATTTCAATGACAATAAAGTTTACAACATCGAACTTGAAAAGCGAATCGTTAAACGAGGAGGAGAGTTCCTTGACATCAGAGTACGAGAGTATGAAGATAATCAAGCAGAAGAGACTCAACAAGAAACGAGAAGCGAGTTACAAGAGGAAACTAAATCGTCAAGCTAAAGAAGAAAGATGGAACTAGATGGATGATAAAAGATATACTAGAGGACCCTGCCCATTCCCTGGATGTGGTAGCTCCGATGCATTTACAACGTACAGTGATGGAGTAGGACACTGCTTCAGCTGTGGCAAATCAAAGAAAGTAGAAACAGAAATGGATAGTTATGAACCCGCCACCTTTAATGAGCTTACTAGATTCTCCGATATCGATTCTTATCGTAGCTATGGTATTTCTTCTCGTGGTATCTCTAAAGAAGTAGTAGATTACTTTAATGTAAAAATGAGTGTAACCCCAGAAGGACTACCTCAATCCCACTTCTACCCATACACAAAGAACGGTAAGATCGTAGCATACAAAGAACGAAAACTACCTAAAACATTTAGTGTTCATGGAGATTTTAAAGATGTGGAACTATTCGGTCAGGAACAGTCGGTGGGTAGCAAGATGCTCGTCATCACCGAAGGGGAGTTGGATGCACTCGCTGTTGCTCAGGCATATAAACAAAAGTATGGAAGGGTCTACCCTGTTGTATCGCTTCCCAGTGCTTCAGGAATCAATACACTTCTGGCGCAGCGGGAGTGGGTATCTAAGTATGAGTCTGTCATACTCATGTTCGACTCAGACGAAGCTGGATCGCAAGCTGTGGAGAAAGCGGCACGTATCGTGGGTACGGGGAGATGTAAGGTTGCGTCACTTAAAGGGTGCAAAGATCCATCAGAACTCTTCCTCAAGCATGGACCCGATGCTGTCGTGGAGAGTATATGGGGCGCTAAAACGTGGTCCCCTGCAGGAATTATCATGGGCGAAGCAGTCTGGGAAAAGCTCAAGGAACGCCAGAATGTTGAGTCGGTTCCTTACCCTGATTGTCTTCAAGGACTCAATGAAAAACTCAAGGGGATAAGATATGGTGAGATTACTTTGTTTACCTCTGGCACTGGTAGTGGTAAGTCTACTGTCATTAAAGAGATTATTCTTGACCTGCTTGCTAAGACAAGTGATAAGGTTGGACTCATTAGTTTGGAAGAAAGTGTTGGAGATACAGCCGAAAAGTTTATCTCAATGCAACTTAAACGCAACATCATGGATCCTCCACCAACTAGTGAAAGTGAATTGCGATCAGGATACGAAGCTGTGTTTGGTGACGAGCGACTGGTTCTCTTGGATCACCAAGGCTCCGTTGGGGACGCATCTCTTATCGACAAGATTGAATACATGGCCCTTATGGGTTGCAAGTACCTCGTTCTTGACCACATTACTATCGCGGTATCGGAAGGCTCTGAAGGGTTATCTGGTAACGAAGCGATAGACAAGGTAATGTCTGACCTGCTTAAGGTTGTTAAGAAACACAATGTATGGCTGGGTCTTATCAGTCACCTACGTAAAGCACAAGGAGGTAAGAGTTTTGAGGAAGGGAACATCGCATCTATCGATGATATCAAAGGCAGTGGTTCGATCAAGCAGATCTCGTTCGACATCATCGCCTTTTCAAGGAACCTCGTTGCAGAGTCAGAGTCAGAACGAAACACAATTAAGTTTAAGGTACTCAAGTCCAGATTCACAGGGCTTACTGGACCTGCAGGATCCGCTACATACGACAACAAAACCACTAGGCTAATAGCATCTGGTGGATTTGACGATTACTTTACAATATAATAACAGAAAGAGGATTGTATGAATCCATTCGATAACATCTCAGAGTACCTAATTGATAAGGTCTCAAGGGTTAATCCAAATAACCCTAAGGCAAACTCAGGTGGTGTACTTCTGAGATTGTATAAAGAATATAAAGAGGAGATGCCACGACTAATAAACGTGGCTTTCCAAACAATACAAATGAGATTCACCTACGATACCTCAGATAGTCCTGCAGGGACTGCACAGTTGACAGCTGTATCTACAGCAATAGGTCAACGTATAGCACGTGTAATCAAAAGGGAACCCCCTGGGTTACCCTGGAACATGCATGTGAGGTTGGGTGATCTCTTTATAGAAGCGTTCTATAACTGTGGATACATAGACATATACTACCCGAAGACAAGGGACACTAGCTATATTGTATCAGCTACAGCTAAATGGATAGACCTTGCCGATATACCAGAGGCAATGATGAGGATATCTTTGACACATACTGTGTTAGAAAGACCAGATAGAATATCAAAGATCATACAACAGGACGGTGAACCTGTAATCAAAGAGTGGACAGAAGAGGACAACGCAAGGTTTGAACCTATGATTGGAACCCCTTGGGTTACTTCAGTAAACAAACTACAACGCACTGGATGGAGGATCAACCAGCGTGTGTATGATACTCTTATAGAAAACAAAGATGCATTTGTGTCGTCAACACCAATAGATGATAATGATGCTAAAGAAATGAAACGTAGAAGCAAGCTGGTAGAATGGGGTTTCATTACTACTAAAGCTAAGCTGCTCTATGATCACGATGTCTTCTATCAGTTCATGCAAGCAGACTATAGGGGTAGGTTATACTACTCAGAGTCCTTCCTAAACTATCAAGGGTCTGATCTAGCCAGAGGTATGATGACCTTTGCTAGGGGTAAACCTATGACAGAGGACGGTCTCTTCTGGTTAGCTGTACACACAGCCAATACATTCAACCAGAGTTATAACATAGATGAGATACCTGACTGGTGTGAAGCTGACTATGCAAGATACCTAGAAGAAGAAAAGCTAGAGTCTATAAGCGTAGATAAGTTTACCCTTGAGGACAGGGTAAGGTGGACTAACGATAACATGGAAGTTATTGTCGAAATGGGTAGGCAAGGTATTGTAACAGATATAGCAGAGAAATCTGTGTCATTCCTATCCTGTTGCTTTGAGTGGTTTGATTACCAAAGAGCAGTCAAAGATAATAGAATCCACGTTAGTCACCTTCCAGTGCCCATAGACGGGTCTAACAATGGTTGGCAGCATCTAGGTGCTATTTCTAAAGACAGCCAGACAGGGAGGCTTGTAGGGCTAATACCAGTAGAAATACAACATGACTTCTATGTTCAGACTGCTAAACAGTTATATCATTTGACAACTGATGAGAGACTTAAAGACATCCTTGATCAGATGCCAATGAAACATATTAGGAAAGCTATATCTAAACGTGGTAGTATGACAAGAGCATACTCAGCAGGTGCAAAGAAGATCGCTGAGAATATGTTCTTTGATTGTAAAGCAGAGGACTTTCACATAGAGTATGGGATAACACAAGATGATTGTGATAAACTAGCTAAGCTGCTAATCAAAGCAATCAACCTTGTATGTCCAGGACCCCTGCATACTATGGCATACCTGCAAAGACTAGCACAGTATGAGATAGGTGAATACTTAAAGTACAATGATCAAGATGAACCTGCTGGACCAGAATACAAACAACTGGTCAAGGATCAGAAAGAATTGTACACAAAGAAAGATAAAACTGATGAGGAGATTGAACACCTCAACACACTCACAGTACTTCTTAGATCATACAAAAGTAAACTGATACATGGCAATGGTAGAAGCGACCTCTCATGGGTAACACCCTCAGGGTTTAAAGTAATCTACCAGAACTATACTACAGCTACACGAAAATGTAGAGGTACTATAAGTGGCTATAAGTCTGAGTCTAAAGGACACAAAGGAGTGAACCATGTGGCAAGAGTACCTACGAAGACCCCAGACATTCGCGGATTTATGTGTGGTGTCAGCCCTAACTACATTCACAGTCAGGATGCCAGTCATATGGCATTGGTTATTGAGGAATGGAATGGTGATTTCGGAGCAGTACATGATTCCTTTAGCACTCATGCATGTGATGTCGAAGCACTACTAGCGAGGACTAAACAAAGCTTTATCGATATGTATGATAAAGATAATTACTACGACTTGATACAACAAAACATCATCACTGATGCTACTAACCTTGACGTAGAGCAACCAGAGCTAGGCAACCTAGACGTAACACAGATCTATGAGTCTGATTACTTCTTTGCCTAAGGAGAAACCAATGAGCGATAAGAAATCGTACAACTACTTGGCTCTACGTGGAGCACCAGTAGATGACATGGAGTATGTAGAAACCTTTGGGTTATCCCCAGAGTCTGCATACTCAAATAAGATTAACGAAGACATGCTACAGTATAACTATGACAAAGCAGTTGAACGTGGTATGGAACCAGACACAGCTGCACAGATAAAGAAAGATGCTGAGCGTGACATCAGAGAGCTACTGGCTAAAAACGGTATGCTTAAATAAAAAAGCCCCTACTAGTTTCCTTGATTGGATTCTAGTAGGGGTATTTTTTTTAATGTGAATAGTATTGAAGGACTGCTAAGTCAGGGTTATTGCTATTCATGTTAGCTATAATCTTTGACTCTAGTTTAGACCTCAATCCATCAGTTTTAGATATCAAACTGTTTAATCTACGATCAAGATTTATTTTTCTTTCAAGAGCATCTATAAATATTTTTAAATCTTCTACAGTTAATTCTGTGTTTGGATTAATAATTTCATTACCTCCACCACCAATTACAGTAAATTTAGTAAACCCATGTTTTTTCATATCTGATTGCAAGGATTTAACTTCTCCAAAAATATCATCCCCTTTAGGAACAGGGTACATAACTTGTCCCAGTTTATTGTTAATATTTAACACGGGGTTACCTGACTTAGTTATATAATTTGAAAAAAGATAATTCATCATAGCTTTTTCATTACCTTGCAACACTTGAGTTGGATTCTTAAACTTTTCATTTAAGGATTGTCTCAATTGCTTTAAAGAGTTCTGTGTTTGCTTTAGGTAAGACCACTCAAAATTAATATCTACCCATGCTTTGTTTACATCTTTAAGAACAGCATCATACGAAGCAGCATCCATTTTAAATGCATCATAGATAGGAAACACATACGGTTGTTGCTTAGGATTCTGTGACTTTCTTTTAATGTCTTTCCAATAACCACCCTTATCAGATGCTAATCTTGCTACTGTTGCAGCATCAATTGATTGAACAGGGATAGGTATTGCAGCACCCCAAGATGTACCACCTACTTCAGTTGTTTGTTCACCTGTTATAGGGTCAGTCCTAAACTTTGGGGCTGCAGACGTAGCCTCTTCACCGTACACTTGAGACTTTGGTGTTGTTTGCTTTTGATAAAAAGGAGAACCATCTCTAATTTGCATAAGGATTCTAGGAAACTCTTTATTCCAGATAGTATTATCTTCATTGTGTGTTATTTCTTTTCCACGAGTTTCTTGTAACGCTGTCATAGCATCAGGGTTCTGATCAAGACTTGCTTGTATAAGTTTAGTCATAAGACCAATACTTATTTCTTCATTAACACGTTTTCCTTTAAATTTTACACCTGCCTTCCAAGGTTTGTTATAAGTTTCTTCATCAAACTTACCAGACTTAAGGGTTTGATAAGCATGTTCAACTGTTTGATAAACTCTTCCTTCTTTATCTTGAAAAGGTCTAAGAGCTAGGTTACTAAGACTAGCGTTTTCACCAGACCCGTACCAAATATTATACTTACCTTTTTTATTAACAAAGATTTTTATTGATGTAGCTTTTCCTATAGCAGCACCAGTGGACATCATCCCACCCATGTTAAGCTTGGAACCTGTTGGCCCATTAATAGTAAACAACTCATTTGCTATTGAGTGTAAGAACGCAGCACCTCTCATAATATTACGAGATGGCATAGTGTTTTCACCAAGTACTTCTCTTAACGCATTGTCATAATGTGAATGTATAGCGTCAATTAAATCTCCCTTACTTGAATTTTTACTATCAAATATTGACATTAGCTCATTAAGGCGTTGACCTTCAGGGGTCCCCTCACCCTGCATAATCAACATAAACTCTTCAATGTCTTGTTTAAAACCTTCAACATTTTTTCCATAACCAAATGTCATAGATGTGGTTTTATTTAAACCCCTATTACCATACACAATCTTAGCTATTTCATATACTTCAGGCCACCCACTTCTTGAAAAAGCCTTATACTCTTCATTAGCTGATAGTCTTATAAGGGTATTTTCAAGTACATCCCGTATGTCTTGATCATCATCAAGAAAGAATGGACTGGTCCCACTACGTATTACACCAGTTCTTTTGGCAGTGTCCATATCACCAAGCTGCATACCATTACCAGCAAGACCATTAGTTTTACCATCTATGTACGCATTAAAGTATGTATGGTATGGTCTACCTGCTCCTTCATTTGCATCCATAGCCTCTTTGTAATTAGCAAAGTCTATAAGCCCATCAATGTAAGCTTGACCATCTTCACCTTTCTTTTGAATCTCTGCCATAAGAGTTGCATCTGATTCATTATTAGGATCAAGTTGTAATGTTGGCATCTGTGGAAAATTAGGATCACTCAAAGGCATACCAGCAGCAATAGCATCAGCTACTTTTTCAACTTGACTATCAGAGATTGCAGCTAAAGCAGTACGAAGTCTAACACCTTTGTTGTAAAGTGATTCTTCTGCACTTGTAAGAGCTTTTTCTCTAGCCGAAGGAACTAAGGCATCTGCATCCTTTACTAAAGCCATAGCATACATTTGTCTAAGAGCTTTATCAAACCTAGAGCCTTTGTTAATCATTGTAGGGGTTGCGCTACGAGTAACAAACCGAACAGACTTTTTAGTTGTCGGATCAAAGTTTGTTTGTTGTACAGCAATACGACCTGTTGCACCTTGCAAATAAAATGTAAGATAGTTTGCACCTTTTCGGTCAAGGCATATACCGTACAACGCTTGAGCTAAATCATCCTCAATCGCCCTCATACTGTCATTTGGATCAGGGATAATTCTACGACCTTGAGACTGAGCAATCTTTTGTCTAGCAACAAACTCGTTCATTTTATCTTCACCAATATGATTGATGGATCTATAAGGATTACTTGAAGAACTTAATGCTGCCATAGCAGTAGCTAACAAAATCTTTAGACGTTGAGGGTCAACCACATGAGCTACTTGAGAATAGTTTCTCATAGCCTCATTAAGTTCTGCAGCATTTACAGCATCCCCAGGAACAAAGACTCGCTGTGTTATACTTCTTGTTATTCTACCTATCTCACCACCCAACATACCATCTACTGGTGGTGTCTTTAATGGGCGAACATGGTCTTTGGGTAGTAGTTTTTTACGAAGTGTATTACCCTGCCTTAAAAGAGAAGCACCAGTGTCGGTTACTTCAAACACAACTTGTTCACCTTTAACAGTAGAGTCTGGTGTTTGTCTATTAAGAAAAACATTCTCACCGTACTGTCGGTTCATCCCTTGGTAGTATAATTCTTTTGCTATATCACCCAGTAAGAAAGCATCATCAGGAGACAGATCAGTATAAGCATCAGTGGGTTTCTTTTGCTGCTTATTAATAATTCTTTGATGTGCCCTGTGTATTTCTCGACCAAGCCTACGGTTACCATCAGCTTTAGAGAAAGCGCCAGTGCCCATGAGTTGATCATCAGTAACCTGATCCATCGGATCAAACTGACCGTCTTCATTCTTACCAAAAGAAGTTTGCGACAAGGCATCTTCAGTGACATACGTTAATACTTTAGCAAACAATGGGGTCATTCTTGGTTTACCAGAGTCATTATTACCATTGTCAAGAGCGTTGGTATTGTTTAACAAAGAGTTAAGTTTATTGTCTTGATCTGCAGCAGCTGTAGTACCGCCAAGGTATATAGCACCTGATGCAACATCTTCAGCTAGTCTTGCTGCTCTCCCCTCAATGTCACCGTTAGGCATAGCACTAGAAGATCCAGCAGCATCAGGGTCTGATTGTGCTTCAAACGCTGACCAGTATGTGCTAGGGCCGCTTTCTCCTTTAGCCTCTTGAGCCATAGAGGGTTTTGTAAACCTAGGATCTGGAGGACCAAACACCTCAGGCTCACCCTCAGTCACCTCTTCTACAACCCCCGCTGTTTCGTCAACCGTACTAAGCAAGGCTTCTGGAACAGTCTCCACAGGAGCTTCTGTGACAGGCGCTACAGGTTCTACTGGTGGGGTAGTAACCTCAGGGGCTTCAGGGGCTGCTGGCGGGGCTGTATCCCCCGCTAACACCTTTTCAAATCCTAAAGCCAACTCTAATTGTTCTGAAGGTAGTACTGTACCAGTATCTAGGCCTGTTACATTAGATTTACCTGCCATATTATTCTCCTTTATAGTTCCATGAGTCTGGCGCAAAGTCTCCAACTCTTGAGAATCCACCAGTAACACCGAGGGCAGGGATTAACCTACTACCTTCTTGTGCACCACCAGCAAAGTCTCCTGTTGCTGTCTTACCGATTGCTCTACCAATACGTTTTAATGTACCAGTAGCAGGTGCTTCACCTGTTGTTGTATTCCACAACCACTCTCCAGCATTACCAGAACGTTGTTCGTATATAGGGAAGAACTGATCAAGCACACGCTCACCAACACCAAGTAGACCTGATGAACGGATACCACGTTGGATATACTCTTCAGTCTCTAGGTGAGGGTTCTTACCTGTCTTGTATTCGTCTTCATCCAAACCACCATACTTAATGAGATCCTTTAGATACTGAGAGGCAAAGCCCATCATAATCATAGTAGCCATGATAGCAAACGCATTATACTTCATTGCTGGAGTACCACGCTTTACATACTCACCCCATAGTTTAGGAATATGGTTTGCTGTAAATGTAGCAATGAATCCCTGGAACTGTGTAAACAAAAAGAACCTTGGGTCTTGATAGATCAATGGTCTGTTAGCCACCCCTGGGAGTGCTATAGCATCATCAATAAAGTTCATAGATCCAATTCTTAAATTGTCTTGCATAAGTTTATCGTCAGCTTGTATTTGTTCTTGTGTTCTAGTATCACCCACAGCATCTCTTTTTCTTGATTCAGTAAATAACATAGCCATGTCATCAACATTAATACCAATGTTTCTTAAAGCTTCTTCTGACTGTTGAACCTCATTGGTTTTTACTTCACCACTTGTTCTTTGATCAACAATAATATTAACATGATCAAAAATATAATCAGCAGATATAGCTGCTCTCATAGAACGAGTCATGTTAGTAAAGCCAGTAAGACCAGTAGCCTTAAAGAAGATCTCATAGAATCTTTGATGTGATGGATTCATTTCTGAAACACCAGTCACTGTAGCTGCACCAAGCTCCCACGCATCATAACCTAGCTCTCTACGTAAGTCTTGACCTCTAGATCTACTAGCAAAAGGAACACCTGTAGATGGATCAATATTACCCAAGGCTTGTTCTCTACGTGTTATAACAGAACCTGTTTGTCTTATTGCAGCACTTAATCCAGAGGCTAGTTCTTTACCAAAGTTTTGTAGGCTTGTGTCATTTGAAGATGAACCTTTTCTTTTAAAGATCTGTTCAGCAGTTAAAGCACGAGAGGACAATGCAAGTTCTGGAAGAGATGACACAGCAGCCATGCCTAGTGTTCCAATAGTTGTAAGGAACATAAGGTTTTTCTGGATACCAACAAGCATCTTACCCATGTCTGATGTAGGACGTTTGTAGTTCCCTGACTCAGCGTTAAGATAATCCTGCATAAGCTTAGCAATTCGATTGACCTCTGCAGCGGGAACACCCTCTGCTTGCATCTTATCTAAAAGAAACGCAACCTTCTCACCATTCTTACCAATGTAATCTCTGTGTGCTGTAAACCTAGCAGCAGACTTAATAGAGTGCTGTATGTTTTTATAGATATCCCGTTCCATAAAATCTTTGAACACAAGTTCACCATCATCGCCTTTCTTTTCAGACATACCAAGTGTATTTTTTCTATGGGATCCAGGAACAATACCACCTTTAGTGACATCAAATCCTTTTAAAAACTCAATACCTGCAACAGCACCAGCCTCATCAATGTCAGTAATAGTATCAGAGTTAAGTATCTCATCTACTAAAATCTTAGCATCTCCTGGACTAATCTGCGGATATGTCTTTACTAATAAAGCTTCAAACTCATTACGGTTCTTTTGAACAGCAACTTTGTTTAGTGTTTTAAATCTATGAAGATAATGTTTACGTTGGTTAAGTTCACCACCTGCTTTTATTTGATCATCATACATAGCCTCAGAAACTGTATCCATTTGAAGAGATAAAGCAGTAACAGCTGCCTGTTGTGCTTGATTAAGACCTGAGATATCCACAGGTCCTGTACCATTTATAACAGGCTCAAGTCTACGGTAAAGATCATCACTTAAAGTATCTATTTCTTTTTGACTTAAAACTCTACCATTCCCCATAACATTCCAAAAATCAGCAGGGTTCTGTAACATATTTCTATATACAGAAACACGATTACGTTTAGCCATTTCAAAATCAGCACTACTAAATATCTTTTGAAGACCACCACCAAACTGAGCGGCTAGTATTCTAGCAGAAGCAGATATTCTTTTTACTTCAGCAGGAATAATATAATCAATAGACCTTCTCCAAAGTGCAGGAGCCGAGGCAAACATTTCACCAATGGTTTCCCCAAGAGTTCTTTCAGACTTTGCTTTTCTATGAGCTTCTGTTCGATCATTTAACTCTGCAGGTTTATAATTAGGATCAGCTTCTTTACGTTCAGCTATTTCTTTTTCAAGATCTTGTAGATTTTCTTCAATAGTTTTAACACGACTACCATCTATACGAGCTTGCTCTGCAATAGCTTCTATTTCTTGTGCTGTAAACATATCGGGGTTATTAGGATCATACCCTTCATCTTTAGCTCTTCTATATTCTTCAGCAGCTTTAGCTTCATTATAAGCTATTTGACCATTCCGAGTACGCTCTGCTTCAGCCTGTGCTCCTTCTTCAGAAAGTCGTTTGGCTTCTGCAGGTAACTGACGTACTGCCACATCAGCCCAAGCACCAGCATTAACTGCGGCTCCAGGAACTGAGAAGGCTGTACCTAAAGAAGTACCAGCTATTGAAGCAGCAATCATTCGATCAGTAAGTTCATTATAATCAAAGACCTTATCAGAACCAAGGGTTGCTCCAAGGTAAGCAGTAGCTTCTTGCATGGCTTCAGTTACACCTTCACCAGTGCCACCAATTAACCCACGTGTTGCAAGGTCTTTAAAGATAGCCTTACCTGTAATTTGTTGACGAGCTACTTTAGCTGCATCACCAGCAAACTCTGCTAGTTCTTTACGTGTTGCTGTAAGAAGGAGTTTTTCAGCAGCCTCTTTACCCATACCTTTAGATGTCAATGCAGTTAAAGCATCCTTATACATAGCTTTAGGAGTAATACCTTGTCTAAATATTAATTGAATACCAACCCTATCTAAAACAGCTTGAATTGTACCTGCTGCAATTGCAACAGTAGCACTCTTATTATCACCTTCCATCTCTGCCCATGTGTTTCCAGTATACATAGACACTGGTAAAAGAATACTTGCCCCTCCAGTAACACCTGAAAGTAAAGCAGCACCACCAGACGCAGCCATATATGGTAAAGACATTGCAGCATTAGTACCTAAGAACTCAACAGCTGTCAGGAATCCATCTACATCTTTGTAGTCTGTAATAATCTTTCCATTGTCACCCATTCGGGCTTGTGCCCTACGCATACCTGCTTCACCAAAGTTTTCTGCAGCTTCCCAATCTATTTTTTCTCCAAGCATATCTGCAAGAGCATAAGCGGATTGAGCCACACTGTTCCACCCAGTTTCCCAAGCAACAGTCATAGGGTTATTTGCACGACCAGTTACATCATCACGATCATAGTAATCAAGTTCAGGTGTAGCAGCTTCGTTAATAGCTGCCCTTTGTTTCTTAAGCATTTGGAGACCTACAAGGTCTTGATCTGTAGGCTCTTCTCCACTTTCCCGCATTTCAGATAGTCCATCTTCAACCATTTTGATCTGCTCATCAAGCATACCAATCTCACCAGAAAACTTCTGTGCTCTTTTAAATTGTTGAGCAAACCTACGCTCTTCATTGACACCTTCTTGTATCATCATACGAGCTTTGTCAAACTCATTTGGTTGATAATCAGGGTCAGTCTGATCTGCTCTAGGGCCTTTTAAAAAGTTACTAAACCTTTTAGATGTTAATAACATATTACCTGGATCGTAACCCTCAGCAATATCTACAACACCATTGATAGCAAGCTCACGAGAAAAAGATTTACCAGTTTCTGGATGAACAAGGTCACCCATTTGACGAGTCTTAGTGGCATCCATTTCTGGAGTACCATCTGGATTAAACCGTCTACGCACTTCAGTATAACCAAGTTGATTAGCTAAAGCTTGAACCTGTTCAGCAGTTTGAACTGCCCCAACATCTTGTGAAGCACTTAAACCTTGCCATGTTTTATACGTTTCAGGAGCATCTATACCCCCGAAACGTACATCTAGATCATTGCCTTCTTCACGGATAGTATCTGCATCCAAGAACGTGGTCTTGTTCTTTGCCCCTACTAGTTGATTTGAATCACCACTTAATAGGTTTTCATAATCCGATACATCAAGCATAATAATACTCCTTATGTTTTAGGTTCTTTTGCTTTTACAGCTGCCATAGTGTCTTGCATAAAATTATAAAATCCATTTATGCCAACATCTTTTTCAGCACCTTTATCATAATCATCTCTTTCACTTTGAGATAGGGATTGCCAGTTTTGAACACCCTTAGCAAACATCGCATTTCTTGTAGTCTTGTTTCCTCGACTATAGATAAGATGGTCTATGTTTTGATATAGAGACTGCATTTGATCCATGCGTATCATCTTAGGTGGCTTTCCTTTTGCCATCTCTTTTGGATTAAGTAAGAAAAGTTCTGGAGCAGTAGTTTCTTCTCTAATCATTTGATACTCTAGATATGGAGTAAGACTTCCAGGTCTAAACTTTTTACCTTTAGCCTCTTCAATCATTTGCTCTTGAGCCATTGTTAAAATATCCATAGATTGAGTACTTTCAGGATCTTGACCTACACTTTCAGCCCATGCAAAGAACTCCCTAGCTGCTTTACGTGGTCCAACATTAGTATAGTACTTTTTAGTTTTACCGTCTAACTCAAAGTTACCATCGTTATCACGTGTTTCTGCAAAGCTTTTTTCCATTTGATTATAAACACGGTCACGCCTTGCATAGTACTCGTCAGTTCCATCTTTAAGTTCTGGTCTAGCATCCCTTGCATTAGCAATAACCTCTGCAGGAAGAATAGTACCATCGACTGCCCTATAAGAAATTTCATTTGTAATACTATTTTTTACAGGGACAACGGTTGTTTCTTTAAAACCACCACCTTTTACAGGTATTAATTTAGTTATAGAAGTACCGCCAGTTGCTGAATACGTAGCATCTTTCTTTTCAAGATCTGCTAAGTTTTTAGTTCTTTTATACTTAGCAATAGATGACGGTTTATAAAGACCATCTTTTGTTAACTGCTTAACATACTTATCATGTGCGCTAACTTTAGCATCAACACGCTTAACATATTGTTTAGCGGCAAAGTTAAGAGATCCACTATGAGAACCACCTAACATACGACCACCAACATACATAATAGCCATACGTTTAAGCTCACCCTTGTCAAAGAGATCACCAAAGATACCTGATAAGAAAGACTCAGCTTTGTTTATCTGTTCTGGTGGTGCTCCTTCACCTGCTTTTGTTGCAGCTTCCGGTGTTGTGTTTTTAGAAACAGAACCATCATCAGGAAACTGTTTATTATCAGCAATATCTTTAGGTGTAACTGTTTTTGTTAAATCAGTTATAGGTGTATCTTCACCACCCTTAGCAAACGGAGATGGGTCAGATTTAGGAGGAGCATCTGTAGGAGGTACTGTAAGTTCTTTGCTTTGTGTTTCTAGTCTTCCTTTTTTATCTTTAAGATCTTTAACCTCTTGCTCAACTTTTTTAGCTGCATCAGATAAACCAAGGTCAACTAATTTTTCTGCTTGAATTGTTTTCTTTTCAATCTCTGCATCTGTAACTTTTAGTTCACCATCTGTAAAGATAAGTTTCTTTTTATCTTGAAGACTAGCAAGTTTTTCATCTGCACCTTCAAGTTCTTGAACACGAGCATAAGAATTATCAAAAATAGCATCACCTGGGCCATAACCATTATCAATAGCTTTTTGCATATCTTCTTTTGCTGTTCTTAATTGAAAAGCTTTTGCTTGTGCTCCCATCGGGCCATCTATAGCATTTTGTAAACCAAGTGCAGGAGCTTGTGATGGATCTTTAAACTCTACCTTTCCTGTTTCTGGATTAAGAACAAGATTGTCTGGTAAATTATCTTTATCAAAAGACGTAGATACTTTAGGGGGTTCTTTAAAATCAGGAACTTGCCCTTGCTGCATACGGTCTTGATCGCTTAAGATTCTTTTACGCTCTTGGCCTTCCTCGTATGGTTGAACAATATTTCTATCAAGAAAACCCATAAGTCCACCAGACTCTCCAAACTTTTGAAGAGCACCACGATCATCGACTGGAGGTACACCGTCTGCTACACCACCTTCTAGATCCATTGGAGGAGGGGTTGTCATTGGAGGGACTTGACCCTGTTGCATCCGCTGTTGTTCTCTCAACAACCTAGCTCTTGCAGCATTCTCAGGGGTATCACTACCCAACCCTCCCATGTCATTGTCACCACTATTATATGTTCCATCTCTTGCAGTAGCTGCTTGAGCAGCAATCATTTCTGCATCAGGATCAGTAGCAGGTGGTTCAGGTGGGAATGGGTCACCAACATCAGATGTGGCTTCATATGTTCCATCTTTTTGTAACCTACGAACTTCTTGTTGACGAGCAAGTATGTCTTCTGCAGGTATCATCGCACTAGGTGAATCTTCTACAGATGGTCTATCAGCTTTATAAGGTTTAAAGAACAACTCTAGCTCATCACGCCTACGGTTTTCTAATCCTGGGATTACCTTACCATCAGCCATACGAAACTCTGCAGCTTCTTTCTTAAAGGACTCAAAGTCACCCGCATTAAGAGCCGCACGAGCTTTACTATTAGCAAACTGTGGACCACCAATGTTATACAGTAGTGATTTAACAGCAGCCTGTTGGTTAGGATTAAGGTCAGCAGTAACTAATTTATTATAATCTTGATCAGTCTTTGCCATTTCTTTAAGAAGTCTTTCATTAGCAGTCTTCTCATCCATTGTGTCACCCATCTGAACACCTTCAGTAAACCCATAACCAATTGTTGGGACACCTGCAGAGTCAAGATAAGCTTCATTACGAAACCCTTCTTTGTCTTTAAGAAAATCCATATACATCTTATTAGACATAGTTGGATCTGGTCTAGTTGGACCATCGGTTTTTGCAGCTTCAATCAAAGCAGCAACACGTTCATCACGACTAGTGTCTGATGGTGGTATTGCACCTTGGGTTGCATCTGGCATTTCTGGTAAAACTTTATTAGCAAACATACCTAACAAGCTGTCTAACCAACTACCGCCTTGGTTCATATACACAGGTCCACCATGTGCAGCGTACTCAGGGATTGTACCCCCTTGTTGTGTTTGCATAGCACGACCAGCGTTGTTCATTTGCTCTATCTGTGGTTCAAACATACGAGTAGCTTCAGCGTTCATTACAAACTCACCAGGGGTTAGCCATGCGGGTACTGTGTCAGTTCCCTTAGGGTTCCCTGGATGATCAGGAATACCTTCCATCATAGGTACATTTGAATCTTCATAAAACTCAAAGGAGGTCATGTTGCCGTAACGATCTTTATTAGTATAACTTTTAAGCTTCATTACTTACCTCCTTATTTTACTGTATTGTTGAAATTTGTTACACTTAAAGGACCTGACATGGTTGTGTTTACACCTTCACCTAGCATGTCTCCAACTGTTAAATCAGTAACAGGTGTATCTGCACCACCTTTAGAAAATGGAGATGGGTCTGAACTTACATAATCACCAGCACCCGCGCTTATTTCCGCATCAGTTCTACCAGATCCCATTTGTTGACTTAGTGCATCAGCTTCAGCACGTTGCTCAGAGCTAAACATTCCTGCACTAGCGTCTCTTGCAAATTGATCCATAGATTTACCAGTATCATCAGGTCTCCCTGTAGAACCATATCCTTTAGATTCAGCAAATGATTTTTCTCTAGATGCCATTGCATTTGGATTACTTCTATCTACATTATCGTTACCAGCACTATCGTCACCACTACCGTTGTGGACTCTAAGATCTTCAGCAATATAAGTATGTGTGTCTTTAACTTCAAAGTTATACACTGTTTGTCCATTAGTGTCTAAGGTTTCAATAGAAGATACAGGATACATCATCCCATCTTTAGTCATTACTAGCTCACCTTTTTCAAACAGACCAATCCATTTAAATCCATTATGCTCAGGCATATAGAATGGGTGATTAGATGTTACCGTAAACTCTTTATCATTTGACAGTGTGACTTTAACAAGAGAATCTGAACAACACTCATTAAGGGTATGTTCGTGTACCTTAGTGACTTCATCTTCAACAATCTTACTGTCTTCACCAAAGGCCAACACTTTATCACCAACTTGGATATCTTCGATATTCTTTGTTGTGTCATTAGCCATAGAGATTTGAGTTCCCTCAGGAAAACAAGTACCTCTTTGATTTCCACTATGCCATCCAGCTATTGTATTAGGGTTAGGGTTAGTACGTTCTGCTAAGGTTACCCGCTGCTCTCTAGTAAGTGTTTCTGGTTTAGTAACATTAGCATTAACAAAACTAACACCGTCAATCATAACTGTTGTACCGTTTGGTCCTTTAAGTTGACCACCATCACTAACCATTAACGGCCCTTGATCTGATTGAACATAATCTCCAGGTCTTGTGCCCCATACAGGACCATCTGGTATATTACCAAACTCATCATTTCTAGCATTAAGAGTGTTTTCTGTAAGAGTATTAGCAAAGTTTTGAATAGGAGAGTTTGCCCCCATTCTACGAGACTGCCTTGCACCTTGTAATGTTAATCCTGGATTCATATCCATTTGTTTATAAACAGAGTTATCATAACTACCTAATGCAGAACTAATAACATTTTCTCCAGCACCCCTTAATTTACCATAACTACTACTTGGACCACCAATCCCTTCCTCAGTTCCTATACCATAAGCATTACCTAACCAAGAGTTTTCTCCTGTCATCCTAGAATAAGATTGTGCGGGTTTTCCTGTAATTGGATCATATGCCCTTCCGTCATCAGAAAACACATTACCAGCGTTATCATAAGTTCCTGGATTACCATATGTATATTTAGAATCTTGACCCATGCTTAAAGAGTCAGCCATAAAATTACCAACAAGAGGAATACCCCTTACAATACCTGCAGGGTTTTGAACACCTTTTGTGTAACCATAAGACTGTGCTTGATTAATACGTGCTTGATTGTTTGGTTGAAAATTATTACCATCACCAAAAGGATCGTTAGCATAAGCTGGACCTTGTTGACCACCCATAACAGGTGGAGGAGCAGCAGCACTTCCATCTAATCCAAGAGGAGGTGGAGCGTTAATTGGCTGTTGTGCTGGTACAAAAGGTTGTGCAGAATATCTAAATCCTGTTTTAGGTTGTAACTTATAATTTGGCTGATATGGTATTGCCATAGTTAAACTCCTTTAGATAAAGGTCCACCGTAGGATACTTCAATCTCTTCATTGACAGGCCCACCTGATTGCTTATAGCGAACCTTAGATAACGGACCACCAAATTGTCTATAAGATACATCTTGATTTTTTTCAAAAGCTTCCATTGATTTTATTAGACCTTCAAGTATGTTGTTTTTTCTAAATTCCTCTGGCACTACTAAGTCTTTTTTAGCATAACTCGGAGAAGAAGAACCAGAACCAGATGAGTGTGATCCCCTTCTAAAAACTCTTGATCCTCCAGCAGCATGTAATGGTCCTTTTACAAACCCACCTTTATTAAACAAACCAAGAGCCTTACCACCAAAGTAACCACCAATTAAATACGGTGCAAAAGCACTAAGACCAGCCATCATACCTGAGCCAGTAGCTCCTGTAGCAGCATTAGCAGCAGCAGCTTCAGTTAATCCAGTACCAACAGTACCAATAGCGTTACCACCTGCACCTGCAGCTACCTCAGCCATTGTTGCACCTTCTGCAATTGGAGCAGCAGATGTTGCTGTAGATGTGGGAGAGAATGCAGTTTTAATTTTAGTCCAAGTGTCTTCAAGCATGGGCATTGCAAACTCTTCACCTTTTGCCATAGCTTTCTTTTTTGCTATAGCAGCAGCTTGTTGTTCTAATGTAGGGTCTTGTGGTCTGCCAGACATTGGACCTGCTTGATATCTTAAAGGATCCCTTCTAGCTTTGTTCATACTTTGAGCAACTTGAACAGCCATTACTTACCTCCACTACTAGTAGTTTTAGTTTCTGAACCAGCACCTGCAAGATTAGCAAAGAAGTTAGAAAGAGATGTATCTTTAGCTTCAGCTTCTTTTTGTGCCTGTTGTTGGAATGTAGTACCAGCTTGACCGATTTGATCAACACCCATACCAGCCATTGCTTGACGGTCTGATTGGTATTGACCAGCACGATCCGCTAACGCACCTTGCATTGCTGCTTGACTACGTGCAGATCCTAATGATCCAGCGCCTGAGGCCATTCCAAGAGAGGAACCCATAAGGTTTTTAAGAGCACGTTCTTCTGCGCCACGAGTATCATATATACCAGTACCACGAACAGCTTGTTCACCTAGTTGTTGTTGGTAAGCAAGAGCACGTTGTTGTGGCTCATTAAGACCTGCGACTAATTGACTAGGGTCTCTTTGTGTATCCCTAAGTCTTGCTAAGTTAATATCCAAACCTTCTTTTACTTGAGGTTTAAATTCTTCTGGTATCCCCGATACCTGTGTTTGTGTATTTCCACCGCCACTACCCATTTGCACTCTCCTGATTTATAATACCATGTGCTGAGTAGTAAGCCTCTGCACCGTATTTTAACTTTAGTAAATTAACATAGTTTTCTGAATGTTCTATCATCCGAATAGAGTCTGCTCTCCATCGTGAACCACCATGAATCTTTACATGATTGATCATTGAATCGAATAATTTAGTTACAGTAAAAGGAGTTGCTGTATCTTTATCTACAATACAATCCTTAACATCCATAGTATACATGTTATTATAATAACTTTTAAATGTAGAAGCTAAAAGAAACCCAATAAGTTTATTGTCTTTATAATCACCAATAGCTATATAATGTGGATTATTTTCTTTTTGTTTAGCTACAATATTTAAGAAAAAAGAAATCCATATGGCTTCGTTTCTTTCGTATCCACCATATGTGTTTTCTTCAGTTGACTTATTCATAAGCTTAATAGCTTCAAATACGTCATTGTCCTCTATAAGTTTTATCATTGTTGGTTTACCTTTGATTGCAAATCAGCAAAGTCAGTAGACTCTCTAATATCTTTAAGCAACTTTATATTTTGTTGTTCAAGGTCATTAAGTAATCTAACCATTTCAAGCAATGTAAAATCTAAAGCAGGTTCTTCTGTAATAGGCGGGTTTTGAATTGACATTACTTAATGCCTCCTTTCAGAACACCTAACTGCATACCAGATATGTTCCATGCTTTTGTATTACTACCTGTATAACTGCTACTAGTATCTGCAGCTGCGTCATCAACTCTGTAGTTTAAGAAACGACCTGTAATACGAACATCAGTTTTATAAGAACTTGCAACAGTAAAATCATTTACAGTTAACTTGTTTGCTTTAGATCCTGTTTGTGTATTATCTTCAGGTGTTGTTAAGTAAGCTAACTCTCCAGGATTATTAGTAGACCTTGCACGTATCTGTAAGATTGCCCTTTGAGGCTCACCACCTACAGTAGTTATAGTTCCACCATCAGCCCATAAAGCAATACTGCTTAATGTTTCTGTATCAAAGTTAGGCGAGATAGAAAGTTGTTCTCGCTCTGCATAAGATATGTATGGTGTACCACCAAAGTCAAACCCTAGATCAGCTGACCTAATACGATTAAACAATGTACCAGATGTGTATCCACTTTCTGCAAAGATAGGAAATATTTTATTAGGGTTAGTTTGACCACTTGACCACGGTCTTACAATATCAAACGTAGTACTAATAGATGTTCCTGTAGTGCTTTGAGTCGGGCTTCCAGCTGCTACTAAAGTTCCTTCAGCTGCATTAGTTAGTGCTGTTGTTGTTGGAGCAACACTAGCTGCTACTACTTGTGTAGCAGGACTAAACGCAGTCACATAGTTAGCTGTAGAACTAAACTGACTAGGACTAATTACAATACTTGTAGGTGCTGATGTACTATCAGGTGTTACAATCAATGCGTTGTTAGTGCTAATCTGTGCCAAAGCTGCTAGTAATGCGCTTTGCAAGGTAGCTACAGTACCATTCGGTTTAGCTAACTCTGTAGAGTTTTGTGTAGCATCAGCATTATAATACAAAGCAAGATATGCTGAAGCACTAGCTGCCCCTGAGTCACCATAAGTGTCATCATTAGCTGCTGCAGTAAAGTTAGGATCAAGTAGTCTTCCTGGCCCTTCACCGTAATGCCTATCAAAGATTACACTACTGCCACTTGTTGTGTTAATTGTAATCGTAACCCTTGTCATTTTTGCATAGATAGGGTCTACACCATCAGTAACTGCAATGTTTCCTGATACCGAATTAGCAATAAGAGGAGATACCAGTGTTCCTGTTCTTGTAGTTCCATTGACTACTGTATAAGCAAATGCACCTGTAATAGCTTTTCGATCTACAGCTGTAAAAGTTAACACAGCATTAGAACGAGTTACAGTAAAATGAGTTGTGTCTGTCCATGCTGCTTGTAAGGCTGTAGCTATTTGTATAGCAGTAACTTCAGCTGTGTTTTGAGTTCCTGGGTTGTAAGCAGGATAAGCACTTGTGTCATCAAAATTAATTGTAATTGGGTTACCTAAAGGTGGTGTAAGCGTTACACGATCTGTTGTTGTGTGCGCTGCTACACCTGCTATTGTTTGAGCACCTGTAAAATTACTGCTACTAAAACCAGAAGGTAATGTGCCTGTGCTTGTGACTGCAACACTAAAATTATTAGTTATTACACCCACTGTAGCAGAAGTAGCTGTTACAAGACCCGTACCTGTAGTTGTAGACCACCCACTGTTGGCGTTTATAAGCCCACTGACAGCTGTTACAACTGTTGCCCTTGTCTGAGTACCACTAAGTACTGTAGAGCTTGTTGTAGAGTCTGGAAAGGTTACTGTAAGAACTGGTTGCGGTATATTATTATTAACACCTGTAGTTACTACTGTAACTGAGTCAGTAAGATTACCACCAAAAGTAGTTTCAGTATAGGCTGTACCACTATAGCTGGTTGCAAATGCAATACTTAAAGCACTATGGTTACCACCATTAACAGAAGTAAACCTTACGTTGTTTCCATTAGCTGCAATACCGTAAATAGCACTACCAGAGCCATTAAAAACAGCAAGAGCAGATAGCTTAGTAATGATATCATCTCTAATCGCTGTTTGAGCCGTAAGACCTTTTGCAAGAGTAATTGTTTCGTTGATTGCACCTTGTACCCCGCCTACGGCAGGAGCCGTTATTGTCATTGAAATAGCAGGACTAAGTGCTGCAGTTATCCCATAAACACCAATACCTGTAACTGTTGAGTTAGGTGCGATATTAGTTGTCGATCCACTTCCTGAAACTGCAAAAGTAGAAGTACTAAATGCACGAGGTCCAGGAACATCTGAAGTTAATGTAAGAACATTAGAAGATGCAGAAGCTGTAAAATCAGCAAGTGCATTGTTTGCGTTAATATAATCACGAATAGCTGCAACAAACTGTGTCATAGTAATTGTAGCACCATCAGCATAACTAGTACCTAGAATAGCACTAGCAGGAAAACTAACATTACCAATAGTACTATCACCGTTTATAACAGCACTAGCCCCACCATCAAGATGTGTAGTTTTATTTCTGTCATAAGTAAATGTAGCACTTGAAGGATATGTAAGTGTGCTTGCAGCATTAACTGTGTTTGGTCCAGTATCACCTGTAACTGAAAGATCTACTACTTCTAACACATCAGTAGTAAAGTTACTAAAAGTACTTACTGCAACTGTTTTAGCAGCTTTAGTTCCTGTAGTGACACGAGGAGTAGCACCGTTAATAGTTACAGCTTGAACTTCTTTTTTACCGCGATTAGTATATCCTGCATTACCGCTATTGCCTGTTGCGGCAATTGTTGCAGTCGGTATACCACCACCCTTAATTGGACCCACATCTCCAGCTGCAACTGCATCAAGGTCTCTGATAGTCCACGTATTGTCTCTATAATTCCAGATAAGAGCTTCATCACATTCCCCTCCAGTTGAGTTTAGTGTAGGATAACACACCCATATTTCTTCTTCTTGATGATTCTGAAGGGTAAACAATTGACGTTCATGTATAGGGTTTAAGTTATTATAAAAGTATTGGGTTACTCTTTTACCTGATAGCGATTGTATATTTCCTGGGTTTCCAGCAAATGTGTAGATATCGTTAGCGCCTACTACAAAATGTTTACCATCATATTCAACTACGGCTCCTGTAGTAAGACACCCATACTCATCTGTATTAGGTGCAAAAGATACAGGTGCTGTAGCATTACCAGTAAGACGCATAACGTGTATACTGTCTGAACTGTAAATATACATGTTACCTTGTAGTGATTTCATTTCTTGAATAACATTAGTTTCTGACAAAGTAAATTCATCAGCAGTACTGACACCAGCAGCAAAAGGATTCCAGTTATTAGGCACTGATCCAGGAACTGCTACATCTGATGATCTTACAACACCAGAAAGTCTACGGATAATAGTCGTTGGTGTAACAGAATCAACTTCAGTTAAATCACCTGCAACAAGCAAATCGCCAAACGATTGAACAATACCTGCTCGTACATTTACAGGGTTTCTAGATTTAATTGTAGCTGTAAGTGTATCATTAGCTGTTAAATTTCCAATTATAATTACTGTTGTGTTAGTACTTGTATCAGTATATATTTGAAAATTATTACCACTTACTGTAGGTATAGTCCCTGGTAATGCTCCAGGAACAAAGTTAGTTCCGTTAACTGTTCCAGACCCTGCAGGGCTACCTGCTTGTGCTGTTTTAGCAACTGTTCCTGTCACTAAAATTTCGTTTGCAGTAAAGTCTACTTTTTGACCAAGATCGAATACAGTACTATTACCAGCTAAATAAGTATCACTATGTACTATTTGTTGTACATTATAACTATCCCATCCAGGAAGCTCTGCTAAAGTAATATTATTTATATTAGTATTTCCTGGAGCATCTAATATATAATGAGGTTTATCAATTCCATTGTTAATAATAAAAGAAAATCCACCACTAAATAAAGTATGCTGCCAACCGTGTGTTGTAAAAGCAAATCCATCAGTCATACTAGCAGGTGTAATATCTTTCTTTGTACCTGTGTGATCTTGTATATAAACCTTTTGTCCTACAGTAATACCAGCACGAACATAATCTACTACCCAAATATAATAACAACCATGAGGTGCTTTATTAGGGTTTTCCCAAACTGCAAAATATCTAACCTGACCAAACAACTCATTAGCTGGTACAAGATCTTCTACAATATTATTAAGCAATAGTTCTCCTGATATTTTACGAACTGCACCATCTTTAAATCTAACATTACGTACATCTGTAAATACGTTTGGTGCTAAGGCAACAGGAGGAGTATCAATGATAACCCCTTGCGATGCGATATCGGTAACAGAAACTGTTTCTTCTGCCATGTTACTCCTCCGTTAATTAATTACTAAGCGCACTCTTTCTGGCCTGTAAGCGGGTCGATAAAGCAAGCCTCAACCTTTCCCTTTTCTTCAACCATTTCCTCATTCGTGCTAGATACCTTCTCTTCCGCTTCCACGGTTTCGTTAAAGATACCAAATCGTTTTCCACTGATCCTGAACGTAGTGCATCCCTTCGCCCCGCCCTTCCAGGCATCAACATACACTTGTTTAAAATCTTCATATGACACATCATCTCCCACATTACAAGTTTTAGAACATGCTGAGTCAATATAATGTTGAGACAACAGCAATACCGCTAAGTGATCTTGAACTGAAATATCAGATGATGTCCTCCCTGCTACCCCTCTAGAATAAGCGTAGTCTTCTACACGTTCTACACGAGGCCCTTCAAATGTTTGAATAGTACGATCATAGTAATGACTAAATACAGGCTCTATCCCACCAGTGACATTATCTGCCACAAGGCTGATAGTACCAGTAGGAGCAATACTAGTGAGGTGGCTGTTGCGTATGCCATATTCTCTAATCTCCTTCTTAACAGATGCAGGTAAAGTACGTACAAAGTTAGACTTTAAATACTCTGGACGATACATAGGAAATGCACCTTTTTCTTTTGCTAACAAAGCAGATGCCTTATAACAATTATCTCTTAAACAAGCAAAGACCTTTTCAGTCCAGTTAAGAAAATCAGGAGAGGCGTAAGGGTATCCTAGAAGCTCACCAGCGTTAGCTAAGGCAGTAACACCTAGTCCCATACGTCTTTTGTCTTTAGCCTCATCAGACTGTTCTTTAAGTGGGTATATAGTACGATCAATAATATTATCCATAGCACGTACTACATGTGGAATGTCTTTCTTAAACTGTGTAAAATTAAATGTATAGTTACCAGCACTCTTATCAAGATACTTTACTAGGTTAAAGGAACCTAATAGACATGCACCTTGAGGGGGCAACGGCTGCTCACCACATGGGTTAGTGGCTTCAATAGTCTCACAGTACCATAAGTTATTCATCTCTTGTATACGGTCAATAAACAGAACCCCTGGCTCTGCCCAATCCCAGGTTGAGTTCATTATCTCATCCCATACCATTTGGGCTGATAGAGTGCCACGCACAACACCGTCAAACAAAAGATCGTACTCGGTATTGTTATCCAAAGCTTCCATAAAGGCATCTGTAACCCCAACGGAGATATTAAATCCGGTGAGTTTATCACTGTTACGTTTAGCGCGAATAAAGTCGAGTATGTCAGGATGGTCAACCCTAAGGACACCCATTTGTGCTCCTCGCCTGTGACCACTAGAAGCAATTGTTTGGCACACCGCATCAAAGATCCCCATAAAAGAAACAGGACCAGAAGACTGAGAGTCGAGAGAGTTAATATGATCGCCCCGTGGTCGTAGTCTACTAAAATCATATCCAATACCACCACCTTTACGCATAGTTTCTGCAGCTTCTGCAGCACGTTTCATTATAGACTTCATGTTATCTTCAATAACACCACTAACAAAACAATTAAAAGCTGTAGTAATACGCCTACTTCCCATAGCATTTTGAACCCTACCTGCTGGTAGAAACCTCATGTTTCCAAAGATGTCCTCTAGTTCTAATTGATGCTCAGGAGTATCATTAAGTGCTCCTGCCATGCGTTTTACTTTATCATCAAAAGACTCACCCTCTTGACGATACTTCATTGCATCAATCTCTTCAGAAATAGATGTTATTGGTCCAGCGTACTCTACATTTCTCATGGTATTATTACCTCTTATTTGAATAGATTTTTCCTATAAGGGGTATATACTATTACACTGCTCTCATTCTTTGTACAAGTCGATCAGCCCTATTTGTAACTTGTTGATACCATTTACTGTCAACCATTTCTACTGCAGCCCTATGCCAATCACCAGAGTCTACAGCGGCTCTCATACCTACAAACTTACTAAGCCGAGGTCTACCCATATTAAACATCATATTAGCAATAATTAATTGGACTTCCTCAGGCAAAAGTTCGAAGTTGGAATATAACCTCTTGCACTCCGATAACACTGTTTCGACATCTTTAGCGAAACACTCATTGACTCTATCTTCTGAGACTGGTGTGCCAACTGCTTGTCCGTATTCCATATCGCTAGATAAAATAAGATGACCAATGCCGTGTGTAGGGAGACCAAGATGATCCAAGTAAATTTCATACCTGCAACCCTCGTCAGTTTTAAGTTCTTCTCTTAATTTATCTACATTCATTTTGTTAGCCTCTTTTGCTTTTCATATGTCCTTAAACCTCCAATCCCCAACATACCTCCTAGGACGGGCAACAACGTGCTCATATCAAACTCAGGTAGGGTAGGTAGCTCAGTGCCCGTTAAGGCCACTACAAAGAGCAGGACGGGCTGTAAAACAAAGTGGTAGGCAAAAGCAGACGCACAGACCCACCCAACTGCTGGTCTCCAGCCGCCCTTAAATATAGAGCCTGAAGCTGCCTCTGCTTTGTTTACTTCTATTTGAGCAAGTGCTAATTCCTGGGCATGTTTTTCTCCCATCGTAGCAAGCTCATGGGCAATCCTTGCCTTTTCATCAGCGTCAGGGATAAACTTATCTAGCAGTCCTGTTACAGGGCCTATCAATGCAGATATCATGTTGCTACTCCTGGGGTTTTTATTTCATGGTGTACACACTTATATGCTTGAGGTATATGATCTGGCATTTCATCTATAAATTCACGCATTTCTATTGAACGGGCTACACATTGTTTTCTTGTTTCATACGGACCCCTTGTATCTTCTAACTCAAAACATGTGTTAGGGTTTGATGCTAAACAAACTAATACTAATACTTCAAACATTTTAATCTCCTCATGTTGCTTTAGCTACTGATACAGCCATAGCTATAATTATCCCTATTACTGCAATTATACAACTAACAGCAATTAGGATTTGTTTTATTAAATCCTCTCGTTCTTGTGCTTTTATTCTTTGTGCTCTTTTAAATGCTGCAACTTTTTCTTTTTGTTCTCTAATACGTCTAGCTCGTTCATCAACAATTGATTTCCATGTACCATGACCAAACCGCATATCAACTAAAGAAGCTACTTCCTGGAGTTTTTCTGCAGCTAGTCTTGCATCAATAACTTCAGATGCTACGCCTCCGATACCTCCAAAGTTATCTACTCCATCTTTTTTATTTCTTTGTTGTTGTACTTGTTTTTCGCCCTCAAACAACTTATCTATATAACCAGCTATTTCGCTTACATCATTGGCAGTACCGATCATACTTTTGATACCATCAACCGCGCCTTTAACTAAAGCTATACCTGCCATTGTTTCTGCGATCATTTTATTAACCTCACATTTTCATTAAGAGAGAGGATGCTAAGCCAACGACTATTACCGTTGACCCCATTATCATTGCTTCAAGTCTCCACAATCTTTTGTCGAGACCTGATAGTTTATCTTCTACAGACGCATAGCGTACTGCACATTCTTTTTCGTGTGCTTCTAGCTCTATAGCAACTCGTAGTTCTGGTGAAACTTCTTGTGACGTTTTCATTATCCAGCGATTTCCATAAGAGTAAGCGTTGCTTGAGATGCTACACCATTTGTGTAGTTATAATAATAAGTGCCAGTGCCTTTTTTTGCTTGAATCTTATAAGTAATTGCACTTGTGGTTGCTGGACTGTCTAGGTATGAAAAAGTATTAGGCGCAGAATCCCAGCTAGAACTAGTACCATACAAATTAAAATTGTAGATAATTGTGCTACCTCGTAAAAGAACGGTAATTACATCTTGAGTTGCAGTAGAAATACAAGGCGCAGAGTGTAAAATTAATATTTTACTGTTTGATGATGAAGGGGTAATTGCTGCACTTAAACCAACATCCGCAAGTGATGTGGTAGCGTCATATATACCTGTTTTTTCAGCAGTTATTGCTTGCAGCACACTACCACTACGAATAGGAATCCCAGCCGTTGTTACTGCGCTAAGAGACTGATTGTTTAATTTTGTTAATGCCATATCTGTCTCCTATGGTTTCGTAGGCCAAGTAACATCGTCTAGTGATGTGGCACTGTCTGTGATGTCTCGTAGGGCTTGGCGGTATGTTGTCTGTGCAGATGACATAGTAATGTCAGAGGATGCCCACCAATCTGTTTCAGCAAGTTTAGCATTACGTTCTTGGCGTAACGCCATTAAGTTTGATTCAGTTGTAATAGCCGATAAATCATACTCAACTACATTGTTATCTTTGTCATATGCAATATCACCAATAATTGTAACTACTTTTGAATTTAATTTAATGATTGCTTCATGTTTCATTGTGCAATCTCCATTACAAACATGGAACTAAGGTCATTGTTACCAGTGTTTGAGTTCATCTTTCCAGTCCCTGAACCACCATATCGAGTAATGCAGAATTTATATGTAATTGCACTTGTTGTGGATGGAGAGTCTAAAAATGAAAA